GCTTCATGGATGCCACATCGAGTGAAGCCAATCACTTCTGGTTTTCGTAAGAGTCTTGTAGCATGGGTAATGGGTGAGAGAGAATGTTGAGTTGGAATCCTTTTAAAAAGAAACCTATTATTGAGTTTTATTGCCATCGCGATGATGTTGAGGCATTACCTCAGCCAAAGCCTGCGGCAAAATATATGCCAGAATGGTATAAAAGAATTCCTCCACTGATTACAGATGGAAGAGATGATCGTGATTGGTCAGGATCTCATAGCTTTACTGCAAAAAAATGCATGCCGATGATCGACGCAATGTCATTAGGATATGTCATTCCTCTTATCGGCGACTTGACAGTCAGATCAAATCACGACTGCAGTACAATTGAAGTCACGTCTTCTCCACAGATCAACGTATGTGAGTTTCATGACATTCGACAACTTGGAGAAAGATCTGCTCCTGGATTTCCTGCACCTCCTTTGAAGTTTGTCAATCCATGGATTGTAAAGACTGCTCCGGGTTGGTCGACTCTTTTCATAGCTCCGATTAATAACTTTGAAAGCCATTTTACATGTCTGTCAGGATTAGTTGATACAGATACATATCCAAAAGAAGTCAATTTTCCTGCAATCTGGCACACTCCAAATGCCGACGTGCTTTTACTTGCTGGTACACCTTTAGTCATTGCCATTCCAATTAAGCGTGATGCTGTTCCATCAAAGCCCAATATTCGAAACATGAAAGAAGATGAACATCACTTAATTAATATCATATCAAAGATGCAAAACACTCGAAGAAGCGTATATACAAAAGAATTGAGAGTACCAAGAAAATGAAAAACTTGTTTTCTTTATTAAAACCAAAGAAAGATATTGAATTCGTAGATACTAAGAAGTTATCTTATCATAACTTTTCTGTTGAACGAGCGATTGATGTTCCAACAAATACTCGCAAGGTTCAACAAGACAAGTATGGCAAGCATCTGATGCCATACTGTCCGGGAATTTTAGACTATGCTCAATTTGGCTATATCATTCCGGCGTGGGTAGACATTCATATTATGGCAAATAAAGCTGGTACTTCTTGGTATCTTGGAGACAGAGGACCGAGAGGAGATCGCGGATTTGACAATGGCGTAAAGATGGATGAAAAATTTGTAGAAGGCGCATTTACTCCAATTGGAATTGATCCTACAGCAATCTTATTTCCATCTCCTTGGAAAATTTTTACTCAAAAAAACATTAGCGCATTGTTAATGCCTGCATTTTATCATTCTACTTTTCTTGAAGATCTATACATAACTCCTGGTTTGGTAGACTATAAGAGTTTCCATATTACAAACTTCATTTGCATGCCGAAAAGAGAATGTAACGTTCACATTAAAGCGGGAGAACCTTTGTTGCACGTCATTCCTTTCCTCAATAAAGATATTACTGCTTCTGTTGGCCCAGCTTCAGATGAGATGATAGATAAAACTATGAATCTAATTCCCGGAGATGATAAGCAATACTATCGAAAGTATATGGGAATAAAAAAGAAATTTAATATGCAAAAAGAAGAGAATAAACAATGAACATTTTTGTTTCAGTATGCTCGTATCAAGATCCTTTACTTCCTCATACCATCAAGAGTATGATGCAAACCAAATCCAATCGGAATAATGTAGTCTATTCGATCTTCGAGCAAACTCGTTATGAAGATTCGTTGGCGTGCACAGAACCTGTGCTTGTAAGTCGAGATGATGTCATCTATAAAAGAATCGATCCCGAATACTCTGATGGTTGTGTTTGGGCAAGATATATTAATATGTTAAATATCACAAACGAGTATGACTTCATTTATCAAGTCGACTCACATATGTTACATGATATGAATTGGGATCGAGCTCTGATTGAAGATTATAAGAGAGCGATGGATATGTGTGAAACCAATAAAGTCATCATTACTGGATCATGTAAATCATTTATAATTGAAGAAAAAGACGGAGAGATTAAAACTTATCTTTGTCAAGAAGAAAATGATGCTTGTCAAGTCAAGTATTATACTATTGATCCGGATACTTTGATTCCAGATGTACATGGAGACGCGATTCCATCGACTGATATGCCAAGACCGGCGTTTCATATTATGGCAGGAAACTTCTTTACGCATGTCGATTGGATTGACAATGTCGGATTAGATCCAAAAGTCTTCTTTGTAGGAGAAGAAGTCATGATGACGATGATGTCATACGCTGCTGGATATAAAATGTTCCATCACAGTAAGATGGTTTCATATCACTTAGAAGACACGAGTAATTGGCATACGAAAACTCCGCCAGAAGATGCGAAAGCTGCGCGAAGAAGAAAAATACTTTCAGAGATCGGTCGTTGGCAATGGAAAAAATATCTTGAGGCATGCAGAGAAGATCTTCTTTCTGAATTCCACAAAGAATTTGGTGTAGACTTTATTAATCTTGATATTGAAGATCGTGCTCGAACTTATAGTCTTGACGTTGTTCCAGGTAAAATTGATCTTCTTGCTATTTCGAAGAAACCGAAGAAGAAAGTGAAATTGCCGAAAACTCTTTTTATGAGTGAAGATGAAGAATGATCGTTTGTTCTCTTCCACGATGTGGTGCTACTCGTTTTTGCTTGGATCTCCAAGAGAAAACAAGTTTACCATTTGTGGGAGAGTTACATCCTGTTCACATTCAAAGTAATAGAAAACAACTTACTCACGAAACTAAGCATCAAACAAATTTTACGCAAGATTCGTTTGCCGACTTGTTACAAGATCATAGTGAACACATCGTACTTGTAAATCAACACTCGTATCTTTTAGCCAATCAGGCAAGTTTCTTTATACTTCGTAAAAATATGAGAAACGCTGCTTTAAGTATGGCAAATTATTTGCTAAAAGTATATCCCGAATTAAAACCCAATGCCATTCGTTTTAATATTGGTTTGATGTATAATGATTATCGTGCACTCGTCGCGTATTTAAATAAATACCAAAAAGAAGTTGTTTGGTACGAAGATTATTATGGTATCGAAGACACACATATGCCTTTACTTGATTCGTATCCTGGCAAAGAGTCTATTATAAAAGAGATTGATTCGTATTATGAATCTAAAAGTTCATAAAAGATATGTGCTTACATTCGCGCAATTAGCAGGCCCATTTATTACAATCTGGGCTCTGATTCAATATGCAACTTTTCCATGGATAATTGTTTCACTCACAGCGTTCTTTTTGATGAGAGTAATAGGTGGATCGATTACGTACCATCGAATCCATAATCATCGTACGCATACAATGAATCCTATCGTAGAATTCATATGCACGGCATTCGGATTCTATGGTTCATTTGCTTCGCCGCTTGAATTCTGTGTATCGCACGACAATCATCACAAGTATCATGACACTCAGAAGGATCCGCATCCTTACCATTTGCAAGGTTGGAAAATACTTTTTCCAATTCTTTGGAATAATGACACGAATCAAATAAATTTGAAAACAACAGTCAGACTGATTCGTAATAAGATTACCAATTTCTTCTATGAAAAATACTGGATTTTGTTATTCTTACCGTTTCTATTGTTATTCATATCGTTACCAGCATACTTGTTTATTTACATTGTTCCTGCTACATTGTCGATATGGTCCACAGGAATCGCATCTCTAAATCATGATAAAAACGGTCCAAAAGATATGGGATTTTGGTACGGAATTATCAGTGGTGGAGAACATATGCATAAACAACACCACGAACAACCATTTGATACAAGCAAAGAAGGTTGGATAAATACCATCGCAGACATAATAGCTACAAAGAGAGTTAAGATATGAATATTGTTTATACTGTTATAAATGATTTGTCAGAAATAGATTTTGATGACTTGTATGAAAGATCAAAGGATGCTATTGATGCGAATTGGCCGGAAAATTCTACATTAACTGACGCCGAACGAAAAACCAACATGCGCACATTAATTGAAAGCGGAATTAATAATGAGTGGCCAGGATTAAATCCTCATGGCGCAAATGATACTTATATTATGATAAGAGCTTTTGATACTGTAGCTGGAAAAGATATGGGATTTGTAAGCGGGTTTATCCTTGAAAATGGAACATTAGATGGCAGACATTCACTCACTGCTCCGGATGAAAACGGTTCTAGAAATTACGTTTTTAATCAAGAAAATGTAACAGCCAAAAATAATTTTAATATTGAAATTGGTATAACTAAACATTTGTATAGAAATATTCCTGCAAATTCAATCTTTCATAGAACTTTGCGTATGCGAGCAAACGCAGCAAACTATGAACTTTTAGAAGACGTAGATTCTCCAACGCACGGGCCAAATTTTAGAAATATATTAATACACTTAAATCTATGAAGTTTTTATTGAATGTAGGAGCCGAGAAATCTGGCACTACTTGGTTATATGAGTATTTTAAAGAACACCCAGATTTCTATGATATGGGAAAAGAACTGAATATTATTCAGAGAGACGATTTAGTTCCTGTCTTAGAAGATGTAAGCGAATATAGAAAAGACATAGAGTCTTTTTTTCGGGCTGTTTCAAATATAAATCAAGTCACAGGCGACTTCACACATTATGAAGGCTCGAGTGAGAACATCTTTCGACTTATTAAAAACGGTTTACTAAAATACGATATCGAAGTAGTACCAGTTTATATTATGAGAGATCCTATTCAGAGGAGTTGGTCTTCTTGGAATATGATTGGAGGAGGTAAAATTCCAAATCGGTCGTTAGCTTCACGATTTGTCATGAGCAATTTCATATCATGTAAATATAAAGAAACTATCGAAGCTTTGGACAGTGTGTTCGCAAATCCGCTCTACTTCTTTTATGAGGATTTTTTTACTCAAACCAATATCAATCAGATATGTGACGAGTTAGAAATTTCTCGACATCCAGCAGAATGTGATAATAAAGCAGGAGCTTCTTCCTATAAGAAAATGCCAAACAGTTTCGTCAAGGCTTTTGGTAAATCTTTAAAGAATAAAGAGGCTGCTAAATATGTTTTTGAAAGATTTGAAAATGTACCATGGAAACTCGAGGATTATTCGTAGATCTACTCTCGATGAAGATATTCGCTTAACTTTTCTTGAAGGTTTAAATAGGCATACGAACATGCATTACTTTGATCGTAATGCGCCTACAAATAAAACAGATGAAGCTGTGCTTGAATTTCTCGACAGAGAACAGTTTAATTGTAACAAAACTCATATTGAATATTGGTATCAGGCGTATAAATCTTCTGGAGATTTGTGGCCTCATGTAGATTTTAATGAAAAGCTTCGGCACAGAATTGAGGCTGGAGAAAAGTTGAAACCAGAAGAATTAATGTCTCCAATTACCATATCGTGTTACTTAGAAGCAATCGATCTTGAAGGCGGAGAATTTTGTATTTCTGAAAGAAGTTGGTTAGACTATGAAAAAGAACTGAGCCCTCCGGAAGTTTTAAAAGAAGAATTGTTAAAATATACACACGAGTCTTTTCAACCTACCGAAGGTGCGGTCTTATACTTCGAAGGCAGTCGATACTACCATTGGGTCAATGAAATCAAAAGCGGCTCTCGCAAGAGCATACTCATCAATTTCTGGGACAATTGTAGTCTTAACTCCACTTCGCCCAATTAATTTCTAATGTCTATATTACCAGAAATAGAAATACGATGTTCGTCTGAAGTTTGAAACGGATATACCTGATGCTTAAGATAATTTGGAAACATAATAAGAGAACCTTCCCATGTCTTATCAATATCTAATTGAGTCGTACTAATTCCACCGTCTAATGAGTTATAAATGAATTCAAACTTTGATGCAACTTTATAGTTTGATTCTCTTACATTTGGCATATTTAATTCCTCTTCTAAATCATAAGGAATTGCAATCCATATCACCCATGAAATAGCTTTGTGGTGAAAATGTATTGGATTATATTCGTGTTTCTTCTGAAAATTTACCCAAGCATCATTATCAATGACATAATTATGATTTTCATAAAAATTAAATTTTCTTCTATATTCAAGAAACGTTTGCTCTATGCATTCTCTAAACTGCCCGTTAATAACATACTGAAATTCTGTTTCTAATTGCCCAGCTAAATTAGTATTGTATTTTTCCGGATTATTATCAACTTGCTTTTGCAAGTCACAAGTCAACTCAGCAAAAATAGAAACTGGAATTCTTGTTTTAAGAACTCCTGGGTTATAAAGTTTTATTTCTGAAAATTCTAAGTTCATAATTTCACCGATAATAATTTAGTTAATAGTAATTGTAGAGGTGTCTTTACATATGCTCATAGTACCTTCGCAACAGATATTCCAATCTTGACCTGTCTTTGCCCCACGGCTTGGAACATTAATGATAACATTTTTACATAGATATTCTTTACCATCTTCGAAAACGCGCCAGACATGATCTTCTGTCCCGCGATTAGGTTGTCCTCTTGATTGATTGAATCTTATCATAAACTCAGACATATTAGATTATTTCTGCTGTTGCATCATATACTATAGGTTCAATGTACGGACGTGTACCAATGTTCATGTGAATAAATTTGAAAGGTTTGGTTGATGTGTTACGAGTAAAGCTATGCGGTAGCCAGGAATTTGCAAACATTAGTTGACCAGGAACTGGCGTAAAATTAATAGACGATGTTGCTGTGGTAATGTTAGAAGAATTATGTTCGTATAGTGGTAACATAAGTTTCATTGGTCGCGGATCATGAATCACCATTCGCGGAGGATCTTTCGGGCACTCTAAAAAATAAAAAGCAACTAACTGACAGTCGCTGTGATTATGATACTCCATTGATGAATACTTATGGTGTTCTTGACTCCAACATTCGGTAAGATAAGTCGAAAGTCCATTCATGTTGTATCCTTGATCGCTCAAAAGATTCCATGCTGTGTTTAATGTGTACTGTATCAGTGGAAGAAGATCTTCTTCGTTAGACACATCTGCTTGCACGACTGGATATACATCGTTTATTTTTGTTATTTTGCGCGCGGCCCTTAACGCCGCATTTGATGCTGCTCTTGAGAAATCAAGAAGTTCTGGCTTCATAATACTATAGATAGGTGAGCTAAAATACTGCCACTGATCAAGTATGTCTGTCATAATAAAATCCTTATGTTATGTATATTGGGAAAGATCAGCCTCTATCACTGTATCTAAAAACAGTCGGTTTCCAATCTTATTCCAACCACTGTTGACTTGATAAAATATATTTAAACCGTTGTTCAAACCATACTGAATAGCCCAACTAAGTATTTCGGCTGTTAGCGGAGCGCCTGCTTCAAGCAGTTGTAAAAAGCTAAGATCAGGATTTTCGTGTTGTCTCCAAACCATAATTACGTTTGATTCGTCTGGTTTCATCCACATCGGAATAGTATCAAGACCGAGTGGAAACTTTTCATTTCCTAACCATACACAGCTAAACGATTTGCACGGATTCTCAGGTCGTTGTTCATGTATCGAACATCCTTTTGTAGTTACAAAATGACATTTCCTTCCTGGCCAAAATTGATGGCCAAGAGCTTCTCCAGTTAACCAACCGCAGCACTTCGTGCAACTTCCACATTCTCTTGTCATATTATCTCACTTAAATTGAGGACCAGCTAACCATACTACTAGAGTTTTACGAATGCCTTTTGTCACAGGAGTTACTCTGTGTAAAATAAAGGACGGGAATGCAACTACTAAACCTTTTTGTTTTGTGACTTGAGTCGGCACGGGTGCATCAAATATCTCAAGATCTCCCCCCTCGTATTCAGAAGGATCAGATAATTGTATTACAAGAGATAATTTGCGAGGCGCATTCGTTGCATTTCCACCTCTGTCAAGATGCCACGTATAATGATCGTCTTTTCCATCGTATATAGTATACTGAAAGTCCTCTACAAATCCCCATATATCTAGATTGAAGAATTCACCGTTCAGTTGTCTTGCTATGAAAGCAATTCTATCATATATAAAATTAGTCTCGGGCGTAAGATTTATCCAACCTATTTTAGATGATCTAACTGCTTCTTCAACTTTACTATCAGGTCCAACACTAGCAGATTTGATCGTGAGACTATCACCAATACTAACTATTTTATCGATCTCTTCTTCAGTAAAACCATCACGCCATGATGCAAAAGAAATTTCTGGTATACCTAACGATGGAGAAGGAGCTATTTGATATACTGCCATTATTTACGCTCCCAAATATTATCTCGATAATGGGATTCATGACTTTGAAGCTTTCTACGTGTACCTTTGAGTGCTTTCAGTTCAGTTTCATTGAATGCTCTACATACATTTTTCGAAAACAAAGTATCTCTTTTAATTGGAATAACCTGCATTAACGGTGTACCAGCAGGTAGAATACCTTTAAAATTGGGTTCGTTCCAAACAAATGGAAAGTTAATAAACTCAAAATAACCATCGCAGTCTACCATACCCGAAAAACAAGTAAATCTTGGATCAGGTCTATTTAATGGTGGAACAAACAACAGTGAGTATCCTTTCGGGCAGTTGATTGCCCACCAGTTCATGAATTTAATTGGAGGTTTTGGTAAATGTGGAGCGGGGCATTTGTCAGATGTTACTTGCCACTGTAAATGATTCTCGATCATTGCTCTCGGATATTTGCTGTTGTATTCAATGAACGAACAATCTTCATTCGAAGTGATTTCAACATCAGCAACGAGTGGAATAATCCAACCCGTGATCATCGCATCAAGAAAAGGTGGGCATCTTTTGAGAGTAGATTGATCAAAGCCTACATCCTTCTTCATTGGCAAAGCTTTATACCATTCTGGTATCAGTTTGCGGGCAGGATAAGGTTCTGGTATATTTCCTAAATCATCATCATAGCAAAGAAATTCTAGTTTAGGCTCATTCTTTTCAAAAAACGAAAACATCAATTTTGTCCATTTCCAGGTTTTTCATAGTGTATTCCACCAGATTCAATAAATTTTTTACATTGCTCGACGTCGCTCGCACCTCTCAGAATATGATCATCATGCAAACTAAAATGTAAGCTTGAGATCCATATTCTGAGATGTGGTGGAAGTTTGTCATAGCAACGCATTACCAATGCCATTCTTTGTATGTTAACATGTTCCAAATGAATGACTCTATTATATATATGTAAATTACAGGGCTGCTAGTTCGACTAAGTTGCTCTCTGTGATGGCATCTAAGCCAATCAATGCTTGTTTGACTGCGGTAAAATCGTCATGTTTTTCATCGTAGATGACAAATGGAAAATCAGTAAATTCTCCAATATCCCATGTATTTAGAGCATTGAATACAGATTCGTATTGACTACTATCGTTGTATGATAAATGAGTAAACTCAATGTTATTATCCTGTAGCCACTGATAGGCTGCAGCAGAGTCGTTGCCACCTGTCGTAGTCAAACCAGTATAAAGATAAACGTCTTTAATTCCTACTAGCATGTATTGTTTCCTTTTTGTTATTTGTGCTAAAATGTTACACTCATCGTACCATTAGCGCTGCCTGTTCCAATATTTATAGAAACTATTTGATATGGGTATACTTTTACTGATACTGAATTTGTCGTAGTACCAATATTACCAGCGTTTCCTGATGCTCCAGGATTTGATGTGCCGGCTGTTCCGGCGGTCGCTCCAGTTCCAGCACTACCTGCTGTGCCAGTATTTCCTGCTGCTCCTGCGCCTCCTGGATTTCCAGCCGCACCATTTGTAGCTCCAGTTCCAGCTGCTCCTGTTGTGCCAGCATTACCAGCAGCTCCGGCACCGCCTGGGTTTCCAGCCGCACCATTTGTAGCTCCAGTTCCTGCATTGCCAGTCGCTCCAGCATTTCCTGCTGCTCCTGCACCTCCTGGATTTCCAGCTGCACCATTTGTAGCTCCAGTTCCTGCATTGCCAGTCGCTCCGGCATTTCCTGCAGCGCCGGCATTACCAGGACTTCCTGCTGCTCCTGGATTTGCTCCAGTTCCTGCCGCTCCTGTTGTACCAGCATTTCCGTTGGCTCCTGCACCGCCTGGACTTCCTGCTGCTCCTGGATTTGCTCCAGTTCCTGCCGCTCCTGTTGTACCAGCGCTTCCTGCAGCGCCGGCATTACCAGGACTTCCTGCTGCTCCAGCGTTTGCTCCAGTTCCTGCGGCCCCAGTATTTCCAGCACTTCCATTGGCGCCTGCATTACCAGGACTTCCTGCTGCTCCAGCGTTTGCTCCAGTTCCTGCGGCTCCTGTATTTCCTGCGCTGCCTGGTGTTCCTGCATTACCTGAACCACCGGCAGCGCCCGAAAGAAGTCCTCCATTGCCGCCTGCGCCGCCGTTGCCGTTAGTAGCACCACTTATGTTGCCTGAATTACCCGCGGTACCAGCATTGCCGGCGCCGCTACCACCTTGCTTTAAAGTCCAACCCGATGCTCCGCCTCCGCCTCCGCCGCCTCCGCCGCCTCCGCCTACACCAGCGTTGCCAGGAGATCCGGAGTTACCCGCCGTACCACCAGCTCCTCCTGCACCACCGGCGCCATTTGTTCCTGGGTTACCAGCATTGCCAGTGGCTCCTGGATTCCCAGCATTTCCTCTTGCACCGCCTGCACCACCAGCACCGTTATTTCCTGGATTACCAGCATTGCCAGTGGCTCCTGGATTACCAGCATTACCAGCAGCACCGCCTGCACCACCAGCACCGTTATTTCCTGGATTGCCGGCATTACCAGTGGCTCCTGGATTACCAGCATTACCACCAGCTCCTCCTGCACCACCAGCCCCATTGGTGCCAGGATTGCCTGTTCCTCCAATACCACCAGATGTCCCAGCTGTACCACCAGCACCACCAGTTCCTGCAGCTCCATTATTACCGGGATTGCCTGTTCCTCCAATACCTCCGGAAGTACCGGCCGATCCTCCGGCGCCGCCTGTACCAGCAGCTCCATTGTTACCGGGATTGCCTGTTCCTCCAATACCACCAGATGTCCCAGCTGTACCACCAGCACCGCCAGTTCCTGCAGCCCCATTATTTCCGGGATTGCCTGATCCACCTGGATTTCCAGAAGTTCCGGCCGAGCCAGCTGCTCCGTTTGTAGCATTTCCTCCAGCCCCACCAGTACCACCGGTTCCACCTGGAAAATTAGCTAAGGAACCAAACGTTGAAACGTTGCCTGGGTTTCCACTTGATCCCGGATTTCCGTTTGCTGCGCCAGTCCCAGCATTACCAGCAGCTCCGGCACCGCCTGGATTTCCTGCTGCTCCTGGATTAGCTCCAGTGCCAGCATTACCATTTGCTCCAGTATTTCCTGCTGCTCCGGCATTTCCAGGGCTCCCTGCTGCCCCTGGATTAGCTCCAGTGCCGGCATTACCATTTGCACCTGGATTTCCTGCTGCGCCGGCATTACCTGGATTGCCAGTAGATCCAGCGGTTGCCCCTGTTCCTGCATTACCATTTGCTCCAGTATTTCCTGCTGCGCCTGCATTACCTGGATTTCCTGCTGCTCCAGCAGTTGCCCCTGTACCTGCGGCCCCTGTTGTGCCGGCATTACCATTAGCACCGGCACCGCCAGGACTTCCTGCTGCTCCGGCGTTTGCTCCAGTTCCAGCCGCCCCTGTTGTGCCGGCATTACCATTGGCACCAGCTCCACCAGGACTTCCTGCTGCTCCAGCGTTTGCTCCAGTTCCTGCTGCTCCAGTATTTCCAGCATTTCCATTGGCCCCAGCTCCACCGGGACTTCCTGCTGCTCCAGCAGTTGCCCCTGATCCTGCGGCTCCAGTATTTCCAGCACTTCCATTGGCACCCGCACCACCTGCACTCCCTGAATTACCAGTCACTCCGCTACCGCCGCCTCCGCCGCCGCCACCGCCGCCGCCGCAAACGCACCCCCCAAGATTTGCGCTTCCACCAAAGCCACCATTTCCTCCGCCAGGAGAGCCTCCGGCGCCGCCGGGGGCAGAACAAGGCGCAAATGGGGTGCCAAAACAACCGCAGCCACCGCCCGGACTACCACCGCTACCGGCTCCGCCACCGCAAGGTCGGGCTGAACCTTGTCCGCCGCCTCCTCCCGTACCTGCGCTACCGCCAGTGCCACCAGCACCGCCGGCACCATTATTTCCTGGATTTCCAGAGTTTCCTGTGGCACCTGGATTCCCAGCATTTCCTCTTGCACCGCCAGCACCGCCGGCACCATTGGTACCAGGATTACCAGAGTTTCCTGTGGCACCTGGATTCCCAGCATTACCAGCAGCACCGCCAGCACCGCCGGCGCCATTTGTTCCTGGGTTACCAGCATTGCCAGTGGCACCTGGATTCCCAGCATTACCAGCAGCACCGCCTGCACCACCGGCACCATTAGTACCGGGATTGCCGGAGTTTCCTGTCGCTCCAGCATTTCCAGCAGTACCACCAGCACCGCCAGCTCCGCCAGCACCATTCGTACCTGCATTGCCAGTGGCACCTGGATTCCCAGCATTCCCTGCAGCACCTCCGGCTCCTCCTGGGCCGCCAGCACCGTTTGTGCCAGCATTTCCTGATGCGCCGGGATTTCCAGATGTTCCAGCTGTACCACCAGCACCGCCAGCTCCGCCGGCCCCGTTTGTGCCAGCATTTCCTGATGCGCCAGGATTGCCAGATGTCCCAGCTGTACCACCAGCACCACCAGTTCCTGCGGCCCCATTATTTCCAGGATTACCAGCATTGCCAGCAGTACCAGGATTGCCTGCATTACCAGCGTTTCCATTGCCGCCACGACCAGATATATCTATAGAATATACGCCTGCAGGAACGACGAATGTTGCGGGGGCATTGAATACTTGTGTGGCTGGAGCAGCCTTACCTGAAGCTCTAAATACATTTAATGGCATCGTATAACCTTCTTATTAACCTGTATTTGCAAGAGATAAGGCACCGAGATATGTTGTACCTCCGTCGAGGGTAAAGAAACTGAAGACATCGATTTTATTTGCACCAGTTGACATCGTCGGTGTCGAAGCATTCGGATATTTAACAGAAGCCGGCCACGTGATTATTCTCGATCCCGTGGCGTCTTGTTTACAATGAAGTGTGAAACTGTATGCATTGCCCGATGCAGGAGGATTTGAAAATGTAATTGTAATAGACGCGTTGGCCAATGTCAAATCGAATACGTTGGATAGTGATAAATCTACAGTGTGAGTAGTTGTTGTTATAGTATTGGCAACAACTGCTTCTTTGTATGAAGCAAGCTTAGGATTACTTAACACATTATTTGCCATTGCAACGTTGGCATTAAGAGTAGTAATACCAGCTACTTGTAGCGTCGAGGTTACGTTGGCAAAACCAGTGATCGTAGTATTACCGGCAGCAAGGGTGGTAATTCCAGATGCAGCACCTGCGGCTACAAGAGACGAAACAGCAAGTGGTTGACTGTTTGTAGACCAGCGATCATTTGTTTCATCCCAGACGAACTGAACGTTGGCAGACGTCCCGCGCATGATCTCGAAGCCAGCATTCTCAGTAGGAGGATTAGCTCCAAGATCTGCATTCAGCGTAACAATATTATCACCAACGTCGAGTGTTGTGGTGTTCACGTAAGTTCTTGTACCGGAAACTGTCAGGTTACCCGAGAGTGTAAGATCGGCGATTGATAATGTGGAATTCACATGAATACCAGTCGTATTGACCGTAAGTGTTGGCCCAGCAGTTACTCCAATTGTACCACTAGTTGTAATCGTTCCACCAGAAAGTCCATTAGCCGTGGCGACTGAGGTTACACCTCCACCGGTGGCACCTTGAGCACCTTGAGCGCCTTGAGCACCAGTAACACCTTGAGGTCCAGCAACACCTTGAGCACCAGTTGCGCCAGTTGCGCCTTGAACACCTTGAGCGCCGGCAACACCTTGAGCACCAGTTGCGCCAGTTGCGCCTTGAACACCTTGAGCGCCAGCAACACCTTGAGCACCTTGATCACCCGTTGTGCCTTGAGCACCAGTTGCGCCAGTTGCGCCTTGAACACCTTGAGCGCCAGCAACACCTTGAGCGCCTTGAGCACCCGTTGTGCCTTGAGCACCTTGTGCACCGGTTGCACCTTGAGCACCTTGAGCGCCTTGAGATCCGAGAGTAAGTGAAGCACCATTTAAAGTTGTAACTTGAACAATATCACCAGCAATCGCATTCGATGTAAGCGTTAAGACCGTGGTATTTGTCGTGTTATAGTCAACGGCCGCAATCTGACGCGAACCATTAATGAAGACGCTTTCAAGCCCTAAAGTATATACGAATGTGTTTGATGTGTCGTCTAATCCTGTAAACACCGTGGTATTCGATGTGACAGTAAACGTATAGGTATTCATGGTAGCAGCATTTGCCGTACCGCCTGAGCCCCAATAAACTCCTGTTCCATTCGATGAAAGAACTTGGCCGTTGGATCCAGAAGATCCGTTGGCTACGATCGTAGTGACAGCGAGAGAAGAGAGATTTGAACCAACTTCAAAGATGGCATTCGCAGCATCTGAAGAGAAGACTTTACGGTCAGTTAGGTTGACTGCAAATTCACCGTTATCAATAAAGCCGGAATTTGCTACGTCAGTAGTATTAGCTGTACGACCAGAAATTGTCGTGCGCTTAAATTGAAATTTATTTGCCATTCTCAACCTCTATATAGAGCAACGAAGCGGTTATGTAACCCCTAATATTCTATTTATACAGAAGTATCTTCAGCTTTTTTATTTTTATTTCCAAGCTTTTCAAGATCAACAATTTTTGCTTGAAGACTGGTCATGGTTTTATCGGCCATGACCAGTCTTGTTTCTAGCATGATGTTCTTACTTGTAAGATCATGTACACTCGCGAGTAATCGATTGATGTACTCATTTACAAATTCAGCTTCCATAAATTAGAATGTCCCGCCGTCGAGGGTTGCGTATACAACTGCTGTACCGTTAGACTGAAGCACGAATCCAGTAGAGCCAACAGCTAATTTTCTAAAACCGTTCGAAGAGTTAGCAACTAAAATGTCTTCTGCAGTAACAGTCGCGAGTCCAGTACCACCGCTTGTTCCAGGCAGTGCAGTCGAAAGACTCAATGTATTCGCTGTGATACCAACCGCGAGTGTCGAGTTCGCAGTAAGAGTAACGTTAGTCGCGTTCGAAACCAAACCACCAGAGTTTAGGAATGCTTGTAATGTAGCAGTAGTATAACCGGCTGCTGCAGTGTCTACAGTTGTTGTAGGTTCTGTTTGAGAACCAGCAAAGAGCTTATAAACGCCATCTGTAGCATCACGGAAAAGACCGGTATATTTAGCTCCAGTGGCACCGTATTGACCATAAAGACCGATATCAAGAATGTCGGTTGTTGCGTTTCCGTTTGCAAGTTCAATCAACGAATCTTGGACTGTCAGGTTGGTAGTATCGATTGTTGAAAGTGTACCGAGAACGGTCAGATTTCCTGAAAGAGAAAGATCTGTAATCGAGAGCGAAGTGTTGACATGTAGTCCAGCAGAGTTGACTGTGAGTGTTGAACCAGTTGTAAGGCCAACCGCATCTGCAGTGACATTAATACCGTTAGCAGCACCAACATGAACTCCAGTCGCGTTAGCTGTAAGACCATCACCGCCAACAACGTTGATACCAGCGCCATCAACAGAAATACCGTTAGCAGCTTTGGCAAAGACGCCTGAAGTATTCGATACAATACCGTTGTTTGCTACAACAGCAATCGTGGCTGCACCACCTTCACCAGATGAGGATCCAGAAATACCGTTACCAGCTGTGATAGTAGCAACATAGTCGCCTGATGTACCCGAACCAAGAGCAACGTCGCCTGAAAGTTGCGATGTGGCAATTGAAAGTGCAGCAGCATTGACATAAACGCCCGAGGTATTCGAAACAATCGTACCGTTACCAGATACGACATGCACACCTGTTGCGTTCGAAGCAATACCAGCTCCGGCAACAACAAAAACGCCTGTTGCGTTTGCAGATAGACCGTTATTTGCAATAACGTGTACGCCTGAGGTATTTGAAGCAAGACCGCTATTTGCAACTACAGCAATCGCGTCTGCAGAGACGCTGATACCGTTACCAGCACCAACATCAAGAGTTACCTCGCCAGATGTACCGCCACCAGTAAGACCAGAACCGGCTACGACTGATGTAATATCACCATCTTGAGGTGTTACCCAGTATACAGCTGTTCCGTTCGATGCAAGAACTTGTCCTGCAGTACCATTTGTGCCATTTGCATTAAGAGCAACGTTAGTTCCAATATTGATCTGTGTGGCATTTGCTACGAACGCCGTACCAACACTCACAATCGCTGCGTTCACGGTGCCTGTAGAGAATACACCGGTGGCATTCGCAACAAAAGAATTAGAACCAACGACGAAGTTACCGCCAGAGCCAGCAAGAACGCCGCCGGCAACAGACAGTTTATTATTGGTATTATCAAACGTAAAGTCTGCGTCTCCGGCTAATGCGCCAGAATTATTAAATTGAACTTGTGTATTTGAACCAGATACGCCAGAAGTAGGAGTTTCCCAATAAGCGGCTGTTCCATTTGAACTCAGTACTTGTCCGTTGGTACCCGTCGAACCATTGGCTGTAACTGTTGTCACAACAGCGTTAGCAACAATAATCTTGTCGATACCAGAGGTACCATTCGCAACGAGTGCTTGGTTGGCGGTCAGTATACCAGGATTAAATTTACCGGCAATGGTGATCGAAGCACCATTCGAACCAATAAATAAGTGATCGCCATTTGCTGTAAACGCTAATTCACCGTTAGCTAATGTTGGCGCATCAGCTGTCGTTAACGACCTTTTAATTTGAATTAAATTGTCTGCCATTTGGCTATTCCTTTTAGGTTAAAATGATCCGCCGTCGAGATCTACTGCTAGATCCGCGAATGACAGTTGTCTCACCTCATATTTATCATTTTGAGAATTGTAGATTAATGTAGCGCCATTGGCGGCTTCAACGACGCTGACGTCGAGTATGTTTTCAATACTTCGTATTTCTTGAATTTGATTTTTCAGAGTAATAGGACCAGCAGATGATAATCTGCCGTTGTTATTTGTAATTGTAGCGACTAAACGAGATGCACCTGCCATTATCTTGTAACTCCTGGTGTAACTGTGACGATACCTTCAACAAGACGAGAAACTGTTCCGCTGCCATCAGTCAACTCACAGTCATATACGTATCTTCCGGCTGTAAGGCCATTTGTGGTATTTGCCGACATCGAAAGAGCGACGACGCCAGTCACAGCAGTAATCGAAACTGTAAATGCGGTTTGAGCGGTCGAAGTATAATGCTTACGCATCTGAGCGGCACCTGTAAATCCTGTAAGATTTACGATGTTACCATTTTCATCAGTCACATCAATAGACGTAGCAAATGAAGTGCCTTGATCGATAATGATATTTGCTTTCAGTGCCATTTAATTCTTCCGCTATGTTTATTCAAAACTATAAGATGTTACAGTTATCACCCAATATTTAGTTTCTGCACCATTTGATGCTGATACGTTAAACGTTTGTTCATTGAAACCACCTGTATAAGCTGCTACAAGTTCAATTGATGAAGCACTTCCTCCACTTGCAACACTGGCGTATCCACTAAATCCATCTCCTCCAGTATAAGTCCAAACTACGCTTGAAGAAGCTGTGATAGTATAACCTGCTTGGGAACCATACGCTTCGGCAGTGTCAAAAGTCGGAGATGATATTGTGCCGCCCACGGGACTAAAAGTAACTAAGGCTACATCTGCATACGGACGTATTCCTACATATTGCCACGTAGATCCATTCCACATTTTAACGGCGGCAAAATCTTGGCTCCCGACCCACGACGAGCCGTTCCAATATTTAACAGGTTTAGCAGATAGGAACGTTAGCGGCACTTATTATTCTCCTGGCTTAGATGGCCAAACAACGTCTGCTGCATTTGTATAAGTCTGAGGAAGATCTCTTAAAGTTTGACGATATGTAGCCCAAGCAGTTTTATCTCCAGGCCAATCTGCCATTTGAGTATAGTCAGATAAAGCTAGAAGATTATTTCTTTTCGATCTAATTTGTTCCCAAGTAATTACCACGACTCGATCTTGCAAAACAAGATTTCCTTGTGATAAAACCAATTCTTTATTTTGCATATTCATACCATGGAGAAACTGCTGGTGTTGCTCTGCGGTAATTTCAACAATATCTTGCGGCAATGACGGATACCCAAAATCAGTATCGTAAAAACCTTTTGTTGTTGGGCTGTAGTAAATTGTCATTTTATTAATATCCCATTGCTAACCAGTAACCGGTATGAGAACTTTCATCTCCGTTAAACCAACTGAAACCAGTTGTTGATACACTAAAAATGGTTGCACCTTTAGAAGCCTGTCCAAATACGCCTGTATCTCCTACGCCATTCATCACAGCTCGGGCAACCGCGGTGAACGATGTTGGAAATGATCCAGATCCTGTAGTATTTGGAGTAACAGTTACTGTTCCCCACTGAATAATTGCTCCGTTTGGCAACTTAGTCCATCCATTTGACGAGAGACTTTGTGTATATCCTGTAGTTCCTGCAGTGTCAATCCAGATATCACCAGCCGCTGAAGCAGTAGGTTGAGTCGCTGTTACAAAAACTTGGCCGCCACTTGTAAATCCTGCGGTGACGTGTCTTAGAATAGGCGCGACAGCACCAGATGCACTTCCTTGGGCACCTTGTGGTCCGGTTGCACCTTGAGCACCTGTTATACTTGAACCTGCCGCGCCTTGAGCACCAGTTGCACCTTGTGCTCCGTTTATTCCAGGAGATCCTTGAGGACCAGTTGCACCTTGAGCGCCTTGTAATCCTTGAGCACCTTGAGGACCAGCAACTGAAGATGCTGCACCTTGTGCACCTGTAAGGCCTTGCGGTCCCTGTGGTCCTTGGATACCTTGCAAACCTTGGGCGCCTTGAGGACCGGCAACGGTTGAAGCAGCACCTTGAGCACCAGTTGTTCCTTGCGGTCCCTGAGGTCCGATAATTCCTTGTGCACCTTGTGGTCCCGTCGGTCCTTGAACCGAAGGTCCTTGTGGTCCTTGAGAACCAGTTGTTCCCTGTGGACCCTGGGAACCAGTTATTCCTTGCGCGCCTTGTGGACCAGGAACTGTCGAAGCTGCGCCTTGAGCACCAGTTGGTCCTTGAGAACCGGTAGATCCTTGTGCACCTTGAGCACCAGTTGCACCTTGCGCACCTTGAGGTCCAGCAAGTTGCGTCCACACCAAGTTAGCTGTCGCTCCACTTGATGCAAGGACGAAACCTGTTGTTCCAGCAGATTGTGTAGGTAGAAGGTTATTGATCGATCCGCCTGTACCGCCCCGAGATGTAGGAAGTGTACCGACAGTAATAGCAGATGCATCAACAAATACGCCTGCCGCGTTTACTGTTAAACCAGCATTCGCTACAAAACTAATCGTAGGATTTCCAGAAACGCCGTTGCCGTTTGTTACGCTAATGCCGTTCGTAGAAGCAATCGATACCGTAGTACCTGTTCCTGTACCAGTTCTGACTACGATACCATTCGCCGAGATATTGTATACGGTGTTAGCATTGCTTGCTGTACCAGTATAGAGCGACGAGTTAACGCCTGCTCCACTCGGGAAATTCACCGTATTTGTAACGGTGATATTGTTTGCAAAGACATCAAAGCGAGCAGTCGTAGTACCAAGTGCACCACCGTTTGCATCTGGTCGTAGTGTTCCATAAGATGTCGTATTAAATACGAAAGCATTGAAACGGTTTGAAGTATTACCGAGTGGCTGCTGATCTGCAATCAGAAGAACCCCGCCTTGACCGATGGTAACGTTGGCGTATACAAGAGAACCATTTACTACAAGGTTACCAGATACAACAAACAAGTCGTTTTTAAAGTGCGCGTTGGCTTCTACGTCGACACGATCATAGAAGATCGCGTTGCCAGAAGCAACTAGACCGTTATCAACCTTAAATCTATTATTTGCGCCTGACATATATTACCTTACTTAATGAATTGAGCAACAACTTTTGCAGCCGTGCTAGATCTTGTTTGATTGACATATACTCTTACGTTTGCAGTAGCCACGTTCGCAGAGAAAGTACCAAGTAAGCTGACTCCGGAATTAGCTGCAACAGGTGAAGAAACCGTACCATATGTTGTAAGCTGCGCAGTCGAATTATCATGAGCAAGTAGTACTTCAGAGATCTGTGTATTACCAGCATTTTTCAATTGAATGAGAAGTTTAGCAGTGCTATAGTCTGCCTTTGGATATTCGAAGACAAGAAGATCTGAACCAGTCGTAGCTCCAAGATTTCCGTTTGCAAAGATATCAACTACGTGCTCAGTCTTGAAAGTCACGATGTTTGCATGTGTAGCAGGACCAGTCACTGCGAGCGTATTCGCTAGAGCAGTTGCTCCTGTTACTCCAAGAGTACTCGAAAGCGTTGTAGCTCCAGTTACAGTGAGCGTATTCGAAAGATTCGTATTTCCTGTAACCGTCAGCGTATTTGCAAGAGCAACGTTCGAACTGACTGTCGCAGCACCTACAACAACAAGATGGCTTGTCGGCGTAATGGTAAGATTCGCAGATGCAGTGATCGATCCATTACCAATCGCCGTATTAAACGTTGCATTCCCAACAAGAACCGTAGTAGCATTTGCAACGACATTCGCTCCGACTGCAACAACTGTTTGGTTAGCAGTAACAATACCTGCAAAGAATCCTGTCGGTGTAACGTTAGATGTCGACGTTGAGTTGACAATGCTAACAATTCGAGTATTCGCTAAAACGGTATTACTACCTTCTGCGGTGAAGAATCGAAGCGATGTTAACTCAGAAGCGTTAAGCGTATTACCTACAAATACTCCGCTACTATTTGCTACAACGTTACCAATCGCACCTGTTCCAGTGATTTGCACTGTACCACCATTGGTAGCATTTGCCGTGACGTTTGCGCCGAGCGAGATCTGAATAGTATTGGCAGTAAAGATGCCAGTTTTAAATGCGTTCGGTTCGATGTTTGCAGTGGCACTCGAGTTAGCGATGCTAATGATTCGAGTATTTGCAAGAGTGGTGTTTGAACCTTCAGATGCAAGGAAACGAACTGATGTGACTTGTGAAGAGTTTAAAGTATTACCTACATGCAGGCCACTACTATTTGCAACCGTATTGCCGACCGTACCAGTTCCTGTTACTTGGATCGTGCCGCCGTTGGTAGCATTCGCAGTGACATTGGCACCAAGTGAAACTTGAATGGTGTTAGCTGTAAAGATGCCTGTCTTGAAACTGATAGGATCAATATTTGCAGATGATGTTGTATTGGCAATGCTAATGATCTGATTGTTTGCGAGTACGGTATTGCTACCTTCTGCGGCAAAGAATCGAACACTCGTCATCTGACTGTTCGTAACAGTATTGCCTACATATAGGCCGCTGCTATTTGATACACTGTTACCTACTGCTCCGGATCCTGTGACTTGGATCGTACCACCATTCGTGGCATTAGCAGTGACATTGGCACCTAATGTAATCTGAATCGTGTTCGCTACGAAGAGTCCAGTGCTAAAGCTAATTGGATTCATCGTAGCAGTGTTGGTGCTATTCGCGGCAACAACTGCGAATGCAGTTGCCGTTGTATTCGTGGTCGAGTTCGATTGAATCGTCAGCTTCGTTGTATTGGCTACGAGGTTTGCACCAGTCAAACCAGCATGTAGACCGTACTGCCACATGAATGTGTTCGAAGAACCATTGGCAACTTCGAGACGAATTTCGGTCGATGTCACGTTGCTCAGAACAGTGTTCGTACTGATCATGAGATTCGCAAACGAACCGTTGACGTTTCCGCCTTTCATCCAGTTTGTTACGACGAGATTATTAGCCCCGAATGTTCCGTATAGCTGAGCTGTTCTTGGAAACGCAGTGTTACCCGTGTTTGCATACGTGCTATTTGCAGTGATGATTTCTGTCGAAAGCGCGTGAAGAAGTTCATTGGTCTCGAGGAGCCAAACCTCGAACGAGTCGGTAATTACATCAACATTAGCTACTGGTCTTGACATTAATTTCTTCCATTCACTACTTGTAAGAGTAGAGTTTTAATTTCTTTGAGATCGTCTTCGACTGCACTGATTCTATTCGATAGCTCTTTGCTATTCTTCGCTTTCGATCTCTCTGCTACAAACTTTGCATAAGATGCGTCATCTGTATTTATGAAAGCTCCAGTAGAAGTATCTTTCATGAATCCATCAGTTTCAGTCTTGACTAACATTATGCGGAAACTCCGATAACCTGAATAGCCTCTACCTTTGGAACAATGTGAGATTGCGTTGCAAGAAGAACGATCTTAATTTGCATCGATGTATAGCGATCGAACTCTACATATTCTGAGTTGACATATCTTACAGTGTTATCATTTTCAACGTTATTCCATGCGACATTTCTGTACTTTAGTTTATCGATAACAATATCTGATCTTGTAACTCCGGCCGATACGAGACTTGAAGTTGTAATGTTTCGATATGTGCTGATCGCAGTAGTATTTGCTGCCGAGACCACGAACACTTCATGATTACCAAAGTCTTGATCTTTGATTCGAATCAAGTCGCCAGCAGTCACTGTCGCCGAATGATCGCTTGTTGTAGTAATTGTATTCGAACCAGATGTAATTGATCCAGTTCCTGGAAGAGCGACTTGAAGTTCAGGAGCAGTATCAAATCCATATGTAAACTCGTAGAAGTCATTTGGATCTGTCGAGCTAAAGCGATCGATATTATCTTTTAATACAAGCGGAGTCCACGCTTTACTTTGGAATGATTCTCTGTCTGCCGCGTTATGAACTTTTGCATAGACTTTGATTTCTGTTCCAGCTGGACGATATCCTGTCAGATATACTACGATATCTTCTGCATATTTGTCTTGGGCAAATCTAATAACTTTTGAAAGATACTTCGATTTAGCAAGGCCGTTTGCGCCAGTTTCTGTATCATAACTAGCAATGCTGCTAAGTCCTACTGTTCTTGTTTCTGTGTAAACGTTGTTGATGTCGTTCTGATAGAAGTAGAAGTCAAGTTCGCGAGTCGTTGCATAAGGAACGCTGAAGCGGTCGATTTCGGCACTGCTCACAGCAATATTTAGATTCGCGACAACTGATTTTCTTCTGTCTCCAAAAAGATTCGAGCTCTTTGAGGTATCAACTTCGACTGAGCGAGATAAGATATATCCTGTCGCCGACGTATCATTCATTTGAAGAAGATTAATGTTTGTTGATGTAGAAGACAACTGATTCGCAGAGTTGGCAATCTTATAGTTAAGAGTAAATGTAGATCCAGAAGGATTGCCGATTAAGAATGAAGGCTTAAAGTTATCAACAGGATAGCTATCGATAGAAGCGATATTTGCAGTTGCTCCTGATCTTTCTCCTATAATTCTGCCGCCACTCACCGCAAATTTGTTTGTAGCATTTGCTGAAGAGTCTGCCAAAATCAACTTATACTTTGGATAATCTATGTTATAAGCTAAACCTACAGGAGGAACTTTATAATCGATTCCAGAAGCAGAGAAAGCTGGCAGGCTTGCAATTGTCATATGCGTGGCATTCGTGATAGCATTGACAGACAGAATCTGTTTTGCGCCGCCGCTTTGAACTAAAATTTTAGCTCCGCCAAAAAGATTAGTAAATGTGGTTGCAATACCAACTACGTTCAAACTGTTCGTAGAAACTGTGACAGTGCCACTGGCATTCGCGATGTCTTGATAGATGTATTCTCCACCGATAAATGCACCTGTATTGGTATTGTCAATCGTAAAGAATTCATAATCTTTATTTACAAGACTGATTGTAATGTTATTGGCAGTGTATCTGGCCACCTTTACCTTAAACTTCAGATCTCTGTCGCTCAGTGAACGATGAGTAGAAGTGTTCGTAGGAACATATAGCTTTCCGCCATGTGTTCCTCTTGAACCTACAGACAATGTATTAGTAATCTGACCGTCGGTTACGAGTCTATCACCGAGTACGTTTTGCCA